TATTTTGGGTGCTGCTTTCTTTGTGTACTTACTCGATACAGCCACAACGCATCGAGCAGAGGTTGAGCAAAAGACAGAAGTGAAGCAGAGCTATGAACTCCCAGCTTCATATGGCAAATATTCAAATCGAATCTACAATGAAAAATACGCAAAGTAAATATTGGTTTTCAGAGTTATCATCTGACATCGCAACCCACACCATCATCGTTGAAGTTTACACTCGCCAGGATGATGAGAAAATCGGAGAAATCGAATTAATTTATAACTATGACAAAAACAACAATTATGAAGAATGGACAATTGAATCAACAGACTGGGACAAAGAGCTCACCCTTAAAGAATGCGATGACGCAATGCAAGAGCTTATTGACAACGCAACCGAAAACTTCCACGAGTTCGCCTTCGAGTGCTACCACTATGACCCGAGAGATGATGAGTTTGGTTGGTTCATTTAACAAGTACCAGGTTGACCGATTCTGGACATCATTCAACCACGATCTATACAACAGAATTTGTGAAATTAAAATGACAGAGATATGAGATTCAAACTAACATACCAAGTCGGCAAGCAAGTGGTCCAAGAGTGGCTGTTTGTTTCCAAATCACTCGCATACTGGCAGAAGTCAGTGCTGATGAATTCCGGAAGCTACAATATGGGTAAATTTAAAGTAACACCGTTATGAAAATTCCACAACTACAACGAATCAAAACTATTTTCGATATCATGAATGATTGCCAATATCATTCAATAAATGACATAGTCGAAAAAGTAAATGAAAAGCTATGCACGAACTATTGCAAAAGCACAATTGATAAGGACATGGATTTTATGAGAATGAATTTTGATGCTGATGATGAATGGATATCATCTACCAGTGGAGTAAGATTTGAGAATCCTATTGACTTTTTTGAACGTTTAAAAACTTGGCTGGTATGAAAGGAGAAATATTATATTTAATAGGTCGCAAAAATACTGACTTTGTAAAAATTGGAATTACAAATGATTTGAAAAGAAGGTATGAACAATTAAAGATTAAAAATAAAGACATATTTATTTTAAAATATTATATATGTCCAGATAGAAATTATTTAAAAAATCTTGAAAAGAAATTACATTGGTTTTGTGAGCATAAAAGAATTCAATCTGAATGGTTTATTTTAGAAATAGATGAAATAATAGCATTAAATAGTGTCGTATCTAAATTTCATAAAGTGCAAGGTCAGTCAACAAAAGAATTTCTTGACATGGAATATTTCTACTTACATGAAAATGAGCATTGGTTAGATTCAAGAATCCCAGTTTTATCATGGAAAAAACAACGTTATTTTTTTTAATATGAATCAGCATCGAATCATGAGAGTCATCAAGCTGATGGAATTCCTCAAGCATAAGCCAAGACCAGTGCAAGCAATGGTCAGATATCTTGGAATCAGTGAGCGTTCAGTTTACAGATACCTCAAGATGTATGAGCAACTCGGCTACCAACTAATCAAAGACAACCATAAGAAATACTATTTGAAATGACAATACAAGACCTAATTGACGAAGTCAAGCAAGAAATCGAGGCAAGAGACCTGGCGTATCGCTATGGAGCCAACAACCGCATGAGATACAAAGTGTATCAGAAATACTACCTCATGCACTATTTAAGAAAGCATAAGCTAACGCTCCAAGAGATTGGCGATTTATTCGGTCTCAAGCATTGCACTGTGTTGTATGGAGCGCAGCAAGCTGAATGGTTGAAAAAAGACAGACTCTTCCTCAAGATGACTGATGACCTACGTCAGAAATTTGAGAAGTACACCGCACTCAACTACCCCATCACAAGAAATCTCATCCATGATGTGATGCAATGTAGCGCATATTGGGAGCTCAAAAAGATACAGACTGACATCAAGCGAGGGGTGTACGGTGAGTTCACAAGCGTGACGGAATGACGATTGCTCTATTGTACCGATTACTGGAGTGATGGCAAACACATCAAGAGCAAAAAATTTTTGAGACTGTCATTGTCACGGAAAAACGTTAAGTTGCACAATACCAACGTTTTAACCCTCAAGATTTGCATATTTATCGTCACGCATCGTCACAAAACACCCATTTATCGTCACGAAATGCGTATATTTATAGCCCAAAAAACAACATTTTATGAAAGTTTCAATCTTTAAATCACTATTTAACATCAAAGAAACGCCTTTTGAATTGTCCATTCACGAGGTTTACAACCGCATAAAGCACGGCAACCCCGAGCTCATTAAAAAGGTAACAACCATACGATCACTGGAGAAGGCTGACCCCGAGCATGACCGCCTCAAGTCATCACTCAATGCCATCATGTTCAACGGCACATTCACCGAGCGCAATGACAGCAGCTTGGTCGAGCATTCTGGTCTGTGCATTCTGGACTTTGACCAATACCCAACCAAAAAGAAAATGATGGAGGAACGCAAGCGGCTGATTGCTGACCCTCATGTGATGATGGTATTCACCTCTCCATCTGGGAATGGTTTGAAAGCTGTCATCCGAATACCAAAATCAGACAAGGTCGAGCACAAGCGCAGATTCACTGCATTCGGCAAGTACTTCCAGAGTGAATACTTTGACACCAAGAACAGCAACGTGAGTCGGGTATGCTTCGAATCCTATGACCCTGACATCTACTTCAATGAGTTCTGCCAGGTATTTGAAGGCATCGAGCAAGACCAAGGCTTCAGTTACACCGAGCGCACTCCCATCTGTATCCTATCCGATGAGGACAAAATCATCAGCTTGATTGAGCGTTTTGACCATGGATGTCAATTCGAGGAGGGCAGTCGCAATGAGTTTGTGTTTAAATTAGCAGCAGTTCTCTGCGAGTATGGCATTGGGAAGGATACGGCAGAACAGTACATCTGGACAAAGTATGCTCAAGGCTCCAGCTTCAGCGAGCAAGAGATGGTCACAACCATTCGCTCGGCATACAAAAAAGCCTCATACGGCATCAAATACTTTGAGGACAAGGATACATTCCAAAGAGTACGTCAAAAGCTCAAGAGCGGCATCGCAGACGATGACATCAAGAAACAACTCAACGTGCGAGAGGATGTCATTGAGGACATCAAGAAAGAGATTCAAACTGGCGATGATATATTCTGGTCGGTCAATGAGAAAGGCACGATCACAATCAAGCCATCCAACTACTCTGAATTTCTGGTCAAGAACGGATTCAATAAGTACTATCCAGAGAATGCAGAGAAGCCAACCTTTGTGAGAGTCAAAGAAAACAAGGTCAAGATATCATCGGCAGAACAAATCAAGGACTTTGTGCTTAACTATCTCCAAAGCAAGGGGGAAATGGATGTATGGAATTACTGCTCCAGGAATGCATTCCTATTCAATGAGAACTTCATCAATATGATTGACAGCATTAATATCATGATGCTTCAGGATAGCAAGGATGCATCATACATTCCATTCAAGAATGGAGTGGCAAAGATATCCAAGAATAAAGTGGAGCTAAAGAGCTACATCGATGTCGATGGATACATTTGGGAGAATCAAATCATCGAGCGAGATTTCACGCTGCTGGATGACTGCACCAATGACTTCCAAGATTTTGTCAGTAAGGTGTCAGCAGATGATAGAGGCAGAATCAATGCGCTTGAGACAACGCTCGGCTACTTGATGCACACCTTCAAGGACAAGACTGACCAGAAAGCAATCATCTTCAATGACCAAGAAATCGATGACAACCCGAATGGAGGGTCAGGCAAGTCACTCATGTTGGCTGCACTCGGTAATCTTCGCAGAGTTGTCAAGATTGATGGCAAGAGCTTCAATCCATCCAAATCTGATTTCGTTTATCAGCGAGTAAACCTGGACACGCAGATTCTGGCATTCGATGATGTGCGCAAAGCATTCGACTTCGAGCAGCTATTCAGCCTCATCACCGAGGGAATCACTGTCAACCGAAAGAATAAGGATGAGATATTCATTCCATTCAACCGCTCACCAAAAATTGTCATCACAACCAACTATGTCATCAGTGGTGCAGGCTCTTCTCATGATCGCAGACGTCACGAGCTGGAGTTCTATCAGTACTTCCATTCCAAGCGCAGCCCACTCGATGAGTATGGTCGGCTCTTATTCGACTCCTGGACCGATGAGGATTGGTTGAAGTTTGACAACTACATGGTTAAGAACCTTCAGAAGTACCTGACAAATGGATTGATGAAAGCCATCAGCATCAACGCAGATGCCAAGCGACTCATCCAGGCAACGTGCAAGGATTTCTTTGATTGGGTGGAGGAAGGCAACCTCGCTCTCGATGTGTACCACTACAACGGCACCAAGATTCAAGAATTCACCTCCGAGTTCACATCATTCAAGGAGCTCGAGCCACGCAGATTACTCAAATGGGTGCAATCGTATGCTGATTATAAAGGCTACAACATCACTAAAGGACGCAATCACAACGGCAGATACTTCATTCTCGATTCGGGAACTCCCAAACCGACTCCAGAACCTGATGACATTTGGGATGAGTTAAACGAAAAATCGAAGCAATGAAAGTAACTGATAAAATAACAATAACAAACGAGGATAATATGGAGTTAATGGCTCGTTACCCAGACAACTATTTTGACTTGGCAATAGTAGACCCTCCTTATGGAATTGATGCAGATGTAAAAAATAATACTGATAAAATGCAAACTAAAAAATCGGCAGCAAAATCTAAAAAGTACGGTTCTCAATTATGGGACTCAGACATCCCCTCAGATGAGTATTTTGATGAATTAAAAAGAGTTAGCAAACGTCAAATTATCTGGGGTGCTAATTATTTTGGATTAGTTGGTGGAATGATTTATTGGCACAAAAACGTAACTATGCCAACTTATAGCACTGGCGAACTTGCGTGGATAAGTTGGATGAATAAATTAGATTTTGTTGATATAGCGTGGCACGGAATGATTCAACACGATATGAAAAATAAAGAAACTCGAATACATCCAACTCAAAAACCTATAAAACTTTACAAATGGCTTCTTGACAAGTACGCAAAGCAAGGAGACAAAATACTTGACACTCATCTCGGTTCAGGAAGTATTGCCATTGCTTGCCACGACTATGGCTTCGAGTTGACTGCTTGCGAGCTGGACTCCGAATACTATGAAAAAGCAATCCAAAGAGTTAAGAATCACACCAATCAACAAAAACTATTCTGATGACACGACAACACCGACAAATCCTAAAAGATTTACAATTGAAGCACAAAATGGAAAAGTATCCAACCATCCCACCTCACCTCATCGCTCTGGACCAATGGAATGACAACAGTGCCAATGCACTGACCAAGTCAATCATCGCATTCCTTCAGTTCAGTGGATGCCAAGCAGAGAGAATCAATACCATGGGAGTCTATCGCAAGAAATACCGCACAGATGGAGTCGCCATCGGTGGGCAGTGGACCAAGGGAACCGGCACACCAGGCTCGGCAGATATCTCCGCAACGATTAAGGGGAGGTCTGTCAAGATTGAGGTCAAGTATGGCAAGGATAGACAGTCTGAAGCGCAGAAAGCATACCAGAAAGCAATCGAAGAGGCTGGTGGTGTGTATGTTATTG